TTTCCTTTAATATAAGGAAGAATAATAGTTCTCCGAGGTAAAACCTATGTTAGCAGTAAGTTTAGTTTTCGGTTCTTTTTTAACCGTGTTGTTTCTGGTAGTGGGACTGATTGGAGGTTGGACTGCTAGAGAATATATGATGAACTATCGGGAAGTACCAAGACCTCACCCCGAGATGTTTGATAATCAAGGAAACTTAATTCCGGATGAGGTGATTGCATTTAATTTTGAAAACTATCATGACTACAATGAAGAAAGAAGTGACGAAGACGAGTCCTAAAAAACCTAGGACCGTAAAGGTGGCATCAATAGATTTACCTAAACAACCACTTGTATTTGAAGTTCTTGATCTAGTAAATAAGCAGAGATCAAAAGCAAAAAAGGTGGAAGTTCTTCAGAAATATGAGGAACTTCACTTGAAAATTGTATTTAAGTGGAACTTTGATGAGACTATTAAAAGCTCACTTCCTCCCGGTGAAGTTCCATACTCCTCTTATGATGAACAAACTTCATCTAGTGGAACTCTTTCCAAGAAGATTGACCTTGAGACTCGTAGAATGTATGAAACTGGATCATTCTCTCTGGGTAATGCTGATCAACAAGGTAGAACTACAATTCGTAGAGAAGCAAAGAATTTTTATCACTTTGTGAAAGGTGGTAATGATTCCATAAATGGTATTCGTCGCGAATCTATGTTTATTAATCTTCTCCAAGGTCTTCATCCTCTTGAGGCAGAGATTGTCTGTCTTTGTAAGGACAAAGATCTTGAGTCTAAATTTAAAATTACAAAGGAAATTGTAGCGGAAGCATTTCCTGATATTCAGTGGGGTTGATATGAGAATTTTATTTGAAAATTGTGATGTTGATAAGGCAGAGGATCGCACTCTGCCTAATAATGCTTTTGTGGTTGAATACAAAGTAGAAGATGTTAGTCAATATGATATCGCATCATCAGGTAAGCAATCAGAAATCTTTGATTATTATTATGATAAATTCAAAAAAGGTTTTGTTACCATGAGACAAACAGAGGGTAGAGCCAATCCAAAACTCTGGGGTGCAAAGGCACCCGAAACCAAAAAGAAAAGGTGATTCCCAAAAAGAGGGAAAAAAATTTCGCCAAATTTTTTGACTCCTAAGGTTTTTTAAACTGTATCGTAAGATACATGAGTACTTGACTATATACTCTATAAGGTATATAATACCTGTACGTTCATCCCACTTCGGTGGGACGCAAGTAAGTCGCGGAACGGAGCGTTCATCCCATGATTGAATTTCTTTTATATTCATCCATCAGTTGTTCTGATGCCGATGCAATCATGCTACGGGCACGGAACCATGAAGATCTTAGCAACCAAGTTAAGATTGAATTGGTAGAAGCCATAAAGGAGTCTACACCTGAGTGTTATTGGGACGCAAACGACTAAAGGAACGGACCTAAAAATCCAATTACTTTAGGAGTACCTACAATGAACACCCTTCAAATCATCAAAAAGCAGATCAACAAAGCATCTGCTGTCCACGATGCACAGATCACTCACACTACATATCGTGGTGTAAAGTGTGAAGTTCGCAAACCAGTAAAAGAGTCTCACGGCACTTTCTGCTATCGTGGTCGCACTTATACCAAGTGATTCATTAACTTACATTACAGAGAGGGTTACAAACCCTCTCTTTTTTTGTCTTTAAGTGACAAATTAACAAATGTTAGTGAATTAACACAAACTATCCTACATACTATAGAATTAAGGATTTCGTTTATGCTTTGAAATTCTACTCTATATAATGACTTCTATAAAAAAATAATATTGCGAGAAGTTTGATGCACAATCTATTATCTCGTAATCAATTAGCAGAATGGATGAACATTGACTTAAGTTTAAACAGATGTAATGAAGAGTTAGATCTGGTCAATGATTATTTTGATTGTTTAATTGAATGCGATGAAGACCAAGGTACATGTAAGCGAATCTGCAGAATTCTACTTAACGATGAGGGTTGATCACCCTCTTTTTTTTGTGCTATAATGGGGAGAGTATACATAAAATTGTGGACAGAGAAAGATTAAAACTTTTGGTTAGAAACCTTGAGTTATTAGTTGATGGACTGAAGGCAGAGGTTTACTCTGATCCTGAGATATACCGACCAGAAGATGCATTTAATCCAGGTGCACCTGTTGATTATGATGAAATCTTTAATGACGATGATGGGCATTTAGACTGATGACAAGTAGAGGTAAAAAGTTAGTTAAGATGCTTGATCGTCTTATCAAACAAGATCATCTTTATTCAGATGATGAAATCAAAGAACTTAAAAAACAGTTGCGAACTGTAAAGGAGCAACTAAATGAATTAGATGCTATGGAGAAACGAGGATTCAAATGAGCGTAAAACTGATTAGTGTGACTCCCGATGCGGAGAAAATGATGGCATACGTTGCTCGTGTGTCAAACCCCAATAATCAAGAAAACCCAAACTATGCCAAACTGTTGGGTTACTGTATTAAGCACAACCACTGGTCTGTGTTTGAACAAGCATTTATGACTTTAGAGATTGAGACTACCAGAGGTCTGGCAGCTCAAGTGCTTCGTCACCGTTCGTTCACATATCAAGAGTTCTCACAACGATATGCTGATTCGTCCATGCTTGCGGATACTATTCCTTTACCAGAACTTCGGAGACAGGATACTAAGAATCGTCAGAATTCTATTGATGATGTTGACCCGTTTGTTCGTCAACAGTTCCAGATCAAAATACAGAAACACTTTGAAGAAGGAATGAACCTCTACAAAGAAATGCTTGATGCTGGGATCGCAAAGGAGTGTTCTCGTTTTGTGCTTCCCCTCGCCACACCTACCAAAATGTACATGTCAGGGTCTGTTCGCTCATGGATTCATTACATCACTCTGAGGTCTGCTAACGGAACTCAGAAGGAGCATATGGACATTGCAGAGGCATGTAAAACCATTTTCGTAGAGCAATTTCCAACTTGTGCAGAAGCACTTGAGTGGGTCTAAATACAACACGTTGAATTTTTAACTATGGCAACATATCCAGTAAAGCATACAAAAACTGGTGAAACGAAAGACGTTATTATGAGCGTTCATGACTGGGATCAGTGGAAAGATGATAATCCAGATTGGTATAGAGATTTTTCGGATCCAAATACATGTCCTGGTGTAGGTGAAGTTGGAGAATGGAAAGATAAACTTCGTAAATCTAAACCTGGATGGAATGACGTTCTTCAAAGGGCGCAGAAATTGCCTGGTTCAACTATCAAGAAAATTTAAATATGGCAAGAAGGAAAAGAGCATCTGCAGAGCAACCAATTGGGGTTGGACTCACGACAAAGCAGATGAAGCGGAAGAAACCGCTTAGTCAAGAGTATCTTGTTGATATTGAACCTCTAACCGATAATCAGAAACGACTTTTTGATTCATACAAAGAGGGTAAGCACATTGTTGCTTATGGTTGTGCGGGCACAGGAAAGACCTTTATCACCCTGTATAACGCACTGAGAGACGTTCTGGATGAAAGAACTCCCTATGAGAGAATCTATCTTGTACGCTCACTCGTAGCGACTAGAGAGATTGGTTTTCTTCCTGGTTCTCATGAGGATAAGGCAGACATCTACCAGATTCCTTACAAGAACATGGTCAAGTACATGTTCCAGATGCCAAGTGACGCAGACTTTGAGATGCTTTATGGTAATCTCAAAGCACAAGAAACGATTAAGTTTTGGAGTACTTCGTTCTTACGAGGAACTACTCTTGATAATGCTATCGTTATTGTTGATGAATATCAGAACTTAAACTTTCACGAATTAGACAGTATCATTACTCGTGTTGGCGAGAATACTAGAATTTGTTTCTGTGGTGATTCTCGTCAGTCAGACTTGAATAAAACTAACGAACGCAATGGTATAGTAGATTTTATGAACATCTTGCGTAAAATGAATTCTTTTGATATAATTGAATTTGGAGTGGATGACATTGTTCGCTCTGGACTTGTTAAAGAATACATCTTAGCTAAAATAGAAGCAGGTTTTTGATGGAGATATTCAGAGATTATGATTTGGGTTCTAGATTAAACTTTCATTATCAGAATGCTAAACCATTCCCAAATATAATCATAGACAACTTCATCAATCCAGTCGTTGCTATGCAATGTTTCAAGGAGTTAAAGGAGACTAATTATTGGGTCACTGAACACACTGAAAACAATGCTTACATGACTGACAACCAAGTGAATAAATGGTTCACTCCTTGGAATGAACAAAGTGTTGAGAAACTCAGATATGAAGTACCCACTGTATCCAACGTACTAACTTATTTCAACTCTCCAATATTTCTTCAGTTTCTTAAAGATCTAACAGGTATTCCAAATTTGATTCCAGATCCCATTATGTGGGGTGGTGGATGTCATAAAATCAACAATGGTGGTAAACTCAATCTTCATGTTGATTATAATGTAAGTCCCGTTACTAAAAAATTCAGAGTTCTAAATATGCTACTTTATCTGAATCCCAATTGGGAAGATGAATGGAATGGTCATCTTGAACTTTGGAACAAAAAAGAAAAACGAAAAGAGCATACAATTGCTCCTATTATGAATAGAGCAGTTATCTTTACACTATCTGATGATTCTGTACATGGTCATCCCGTTCCTCTGAATGCTCCTGAGGGGTTTGAAAGATATTCAATCGCAATGTATTATTTCGTAAATGAACCAAACCAAGAATATTATGAACGAAATTACGTCCACTGGCATAACGAACTTCAACCACATTGATATTGAACTTCCAAAACTGAGTAGGCAAACAATTGATGGTGTCCGATATTACTCAGTGCCTGATGAAGAGGAATTGCTCAAGTTAGTTTCAATTACATCAGTCACAAGTCATTTTAACAAAGACATCTTTGTGAAGTGGCGTAAAAGAGTTGGTAATGAGGAAGCAGATCGTATCACAAAGCGTGCAACAAAACGTGGAACTGATATGCATACTTTGGTTGAATATTATATGAAAAATGAAGAACTTCCTGAAGTTCCTCCTATTTCTGACTTTTTGTTTAAGATTTCCAAAGCAAATCTAAAACGTATAAATAATATTTACGCCCTTGAAGGTTCCCTGTACAGTAAACAACTCGGTATAGCAGGGACGGTTGATTGTATCGCTGAATATGACGGCGAGTTAGCAATAATTGACTTTAAGACATCAGCAAAACCAAAACCACGAAAGTGGATTGACCACTACTTTGTGCAGTGCATGGCATATGGTTGTATGCTGTACGAATTGACTGGCATATCAGTCAAAAAACTTATAATCATCATGGCTTGTGAAAATGGAGAATGCGTCGTCTATGAAGAACGAGACAAATCAAAATACATCAAACTTCTTACCGAGTACATTGGAAAGTTTGTTAGAGATAAACTGGAGGAATATGGAACCTAATAAAGAACTAGAAAAAGTCATTGAAAGCAAGTTCTTAACTCCCTCCAAGTTTGCCTTGGAGATTGAGAAGATTGTTGCTAAAGAACAGTTCAATTACATTGATGCTATTTGCCACTATTGCGAAATCAATAGTCTTGAGGTAGACTCTGTAACGAAGCTCATTTCTAAACCTTTGAAAGAGCGTTTGAAGTGGGATGCTATTCGTCTCAACTTCATGAAAAAAACATCGCGAGCAAAACTTCCTTTATGACCGTGACGCCTTTTGAAACTTATAAACATTATTTGTCACTAAAAAATCATTTCACAAATCCAAAATACGACTTCTTTCGCTATGGTGCCAAATCACGGGCATCCATGGCGTCTTTTAATAAGAGAAAAGATAAGTATTGGTTTGAGAAAACTTCCCGAAAGTATGATGACAGTGAAGTCGTTGACTTTCTTGTATCTAACTTTTCTGCTGCTGATAACCCACAGAACCTATGGATTGGAGAAATTATCAATTCTGGAGAAAGGACATACGCCGAGTGGATGAAACGACGGCAGAGTTCAACTTACTTGTTCAAAGAACAAAGCAACGAATTACTCTCGGAGAACAGATTAGAAAATCTATTCAACTGTTCCAAAGGACATCCAAAAATTCTGAAGGAGTATCTAAGCGGAAGATTATCGCTAGAAAACTTCGTGATCTACGACAAAATTTTCCATTTTAGTAATGACTTTGACAAGAAACTAGACGATCCCGTGTGGGAAACCGTCAGTTTGAAAATCAAAAAATATGGTCCCTTCATAAATATTGATGTGTTCAACTACAAGAAGTTATTAAGGGACATTGTAAATGAGTGATTTTTTTGCGTCTGATATTATCAAAAAAGAATTGGAAGAAATTAATGAACTGCAAGAGCAGATTTATTCAAATGCAATGTCTTTTGGTACTATGACTCGTAATGACAAAGTTGAACACATTGAAATGTTACAGAACTTGCTAGAAAAGCAGCAAGTGATGTATACTAGAGTTTCTCTTTCAGACGACCCCAAAGCGGTTGAGATGAAAGAGAACTTGCAGAAGTCTGTTCTGATGATGGGGTTCCCTCCATCCACAGATATTAAGACTTTGTTCGGTAGCATGACAAAAACCATTGAATCGCTCAAAGATCATATTGACACTTGAGCAAAATTTCGTTATACTATCCAAGTAAATCTCCCAAATCCAAACAAATCCGAGGTAATCCGAATGTCTTTCGCTGATCTTAAAAAGCAATCCAAACTGGGTTCTCTGACCGCCAAACTGGTCAAAGAAGTTGACAAAATGAACAAAGCAGGTAGTTCTGGAGACGAGCGTCTCTGGAAACTTGAATGTGATAAGAGCGGCAATGGTTATGCCGTTATCCGTTTCCTTCCTGCCCCCAATGGAGAAGATCTGCCCTTCGTCAAACTGTACTCCCACGCCTTTCAGGGTCCTGGTGGTTGGTACATTGAAAACTCTCTGACATCTTTAGGTCAGAAGGATCCTGTGTCTGAATACAACACGATGCTGTGGAACAACGGCACCGATGCAGGTAAAGAACTGGCACGTAAGCAGAAGCGTAAGCTGACTTACATGGCAAACATCTATGTTGTTAAGGATCCTGCAAACCCTGCTAATGAGGGTGGTGTATTCCTGTACAAATTCGGTAAGAAGATCTTTGACAAACTCACTGCTGCTATGCAACCTGAGTTTGAAGATGAGGAAGCAATTGATCCCTTTGACTTTTGGCAAGGTGCTAACTTCAAACTGAAGGCAAAGAACGTTGCTGGTTATCGCAACTACGACTCCTCTGAGTTCGCTGCACAGTCTGCTCTGCTGGACGATGATGATGCTATGGAAGCAATCTGGAAAAAAGAATACTCCCTGGCAGAACTCGTCGCTGCTGACCAGTTCAAGGACTATGACATTCTGAAGAAGCGTCTTGACTATGTTCTGGGCAACAAGGGTACTCCTCGTTTCCAAGATCAAGAGACTGTTGAGCAGGAAGAAGAGTTTAACGCCGCTAACCGTGGTGATACTAGATCTACCACAACTGATGCTGGATTCAACAATCCAGACATTACTCTATCGTCAAATAAAACTGAAGATGAAGACGATGCTCTATCATACTTCGCCAAACTGGCAGAAGACTGATACAGAGAAGGGGGTCATTAGACCCCCTTTTTTATTCTGCGGATGTGTTTCTAGTATTTCTAGTTGCTGCTATGTTGCTACTTATATACTCTGAAGAACGACCATACTTCATCTCATTTCTCATATCTTCAAGGAACATGCCAAGATACTCTGATTTTAGAACAAAAATTTGTCGCTTCTCATCATTCTCTCTAACTTCATAGTTGTAGTTGCTTACAGAAACAACTGGATTTAAATCTGCAGTTGGTGTTGATGGATTTGGGATTTTAAAGTCTTGATCAACAATTTTTCCTTTAGGTAGAATTAGTCTATTAGACGAATCTTTTACCTCAGTGGTCTCATAAAAACGAACATCATTTAATGTTGTACCGTATTTACTTTCCGCATAATTATAAAGATCTTTATCAGACAATGGCCACTGATCTCTAATATTGATAATGTTTGCGGTCATCATAACCACCCAATCAAGACCAGGATCACCATAAAGATAATCTGCGATTGTATCTGGTCTTTCCCCCTCACCAATCTGATATTTGTTAAATGCAGTTACTGTACTTTGAAGATCATCACGTAGTTTAGTTCTTCTGAAAAGGTTTTTGACTAGTTCATAGTCTGTTGAAGAATTTCTATCTTTTGATTGTGATTGATAGAATATGTTTGGTAATTCTCTGAAATAACTCATTTTAATATCCTACTGAGAAGTCAAGTTGATTTTCAAGTTCATCATAATCTTCCTTATAAATTGGATTGAGTTCTTTGAACAATAATTGAACTTTGATGTGTGTAGGGGATCCATCATAGAAAGTAGAATATGTATTAGATCCTGTGTAATTAACTGACATGTTTGTCAGTGCCATGGGTTTAAATCTATTCAGGAATGGATGTTTATCTCTGCCCTTCATATACTCCAATTGGAATATGTATGGTGCCGAGATGAAGATTCCTGCAGTACCACCTTTTTCAGGAAGCATAGAATATTTCAGTCTTCTCAAGATAAGTTTTACTTCTTCCGCCTCATCTCTATTTCTTGGGAAGAATTCAAAAGTAAATGGAAATACTCTGAGATTAACACCATTAAAAAGAAGTTCCAAGTTTGGATTAAAAACTTGTCCAGTTGCTCTAGCAATAATTTGAGATGGGGTGACAGTTCCACCTAAATTACCAACTGCAGCTCCAGATATTGATGCCACCAAAGCACTCTTTACTTTTTCATCCAGTATGGATCCACCCGCAGTTTGTGCCAATGTCTCAAGAATTTGCACTGCGGTTTGTCCAGCATTAACAAGACCATCCTCACCAGCATTAATGATTGAAGACGTTGCTGCCAATCCATATGCTTCAATTGGATTTAAAGTGCCGTCTGTCCAATCAATTGCGCTGATGTCAGACAATTGTTGTGGGATGGGAAGTATAATTTGATATTTTGGATTTTTTAAACTCTCTCTGTTTGCTGCTGTTCCAGTGGCGTTTGATATGTTTTTGAATTTATCAGGTTTATAAGATATTGTTCCTGCTTCCTTTGTCCCCTCTTTTTCTTTTCCTGGTGTATATTTTACTAAGTCTGATATTG